AATTAAATCTTTTATTCTTAGATGAGCTATTATCTTCAGTGGATGCAGATGGAGTCCACAATATTCTTAAAATTCTATCACAAGTTATCAAAGATAGTAAGATTAATACTTTCGTAATTAATCACACGGTTCTTCCCCATGAATTATTTGATAAAAAGATACAAATATATAGAGAAAATGGATTCTCTAAACTCGAGATAGAGGTTATAGAATAAAGATATATAAATCAAATAAAAAGATTTCACTTAAACATGAATAATAAAATCTTAAAATACGATCAGTATTTAAATGAAGCTATGAAAACGGGTTCAATAGAACTTGTAAATCCTTCTCTAAATAAAGCAGCTACGATAATCGCAAGATTTGTAAATAAGAAAACAAAGAAGGACTTTAAAAAGTTTCCATTCGAAATGATAACTGATATGGGTTCTGGAGTAATGTTTTACTCAAGTAAAGGTACAGAGGCATTTATGGTAACTCCCGCTACTGCAAAAAACCCTGGTATTGTAGGTTCTATAATCTATTTCTCAGATGCAGCAGACGCTAAATCTGATTTTTCTATTTCATCTGAAACATTCCCAATCGTTAAATTAGTTGGAGAATTTGTTAGATTAATGGATAAAAAATACGTTGCATCTATACAGGAGTCAATGTTATTAGAAAGAAGAACTAAAAGAGCATTCTCTAAAGAAGAAATTAAAATGATCGAGGCTAAATTAGCAGCTGGAATGGCCGTTAATAAAATAGCAGACGAATTAGAAGTTCCTTATTCTTCAATCATGAATATTAAGAAAGGACAGCAGGTTGCAATAAAGCCTACTGCCGCCGAAACACAAAATGATATGACCCTTAATGATAAGGTTAAATATCTTGAAGAAACAATGGAAGATATTTATGAAATATCTAGAAGAGTGGCTGCAGGTGCATTTAACTCTTTATTTATTTCAGGTAGAGCAGGTACTGGTAAAACATATAATGTAGAAAGAGCAATGAAAGATGAAGGTCTTGTTGACGAAGAAGATTATGTTATGGTTTCAGGTGCAGCATCTGTTATTATGATGTATAAGAAATTCTATCAATATAGAAATAAGACATTAATCTTTGATGACTGTGATGCAGTATTTAGAGATGAAAATGGTAGAAACTTAATGAAAGCCGCCTTAGATACAAAGAAAATAAGAAAAATCTCTTATTTAAAAAAGACTAAAGCAGTATATGATCCTAAAGATGTGAGTCCTGAAGAAGCATTCACATTAGAAGAAAATGGAATTGTTCCTAACTCATTTGAATTTGCAGGAAGAGTAATTTTTATTTCGAATTTAGCAAAAGAAAAGGCAGATCCAGATGGAGCTATCAGGTCTAGATCTATTTTAGTAGATGTAAATCCTGATGATGCAACCTTAATGGAAAGAATGGAAAGGTTATTACCCCATTTAGAACCTACTGAGATGCCACTTAAAGAAAAGGAAGAAATCTACGAATTTATGAAAAACGCAAACGATATTTCTATGAGAACATTCGTTAAAGCAGCTGGTTTAAAAATGTCAGGTTTACCAAACTGGCAAAGAGCAGCGACAAGATACCTATAATAAATGGCTACATATAATCTTAAATACAATACGGACGATTCTATAATTAGACACGTAATCATAGGACTGATAGCAGACTTAAATAATAAAGTATGGTTTCAGAGACAGGTTAGTGCTAATGAAAGAAAAGATATAGATGTCCCTTTTTATTATTCTATAGCCGGAGATGATCAGTTTTTAAGAGACAATTTTTTATTCACAACTCCATCCGGAGAAGATTGTTATCCAGATCCCGGATTCGCAGATGGTAATTATGATGTAATTCCAAGAGGAGTTGCGAGCATAACATCTATTTCTATAGAATCTTCTAAGCTCGTAAATAAAAGAATAATGGGAAATTACTCGAGATTAGATGATGAAGGATCCTTACAGTCTTATTCTTCTGAATTTGAAATGATTCCTATTCTTTTAAATTTTGACATAGAAATATTAGTATCTTCTATGTTAGATTCGCTAAAGATAACAGAAATGATTATAAAAAGACTTTACAAGTCTAATTACTTTAATGTAGAAGTAGGACATCTTGACGAAGGAACATATAGACTACCCTCTTATTATTCTCTTCCAGACGATTACACCGTTGAAAACCCAATAGATTTTAGCTTTGATGACAAAGAAAAATATAAAATAACGTTTCCTATAGAAGTGAATTCATTTATACCTTCTTTCTCAAACACACCTGATGGAAATCCAGGAACAGGAGGTTCAGGTAACGGTAATTTTGATCCTAGTGGAAGTGCTAGTGGAAGTGCATATAGATATGGTTCAGGTGGATCTTCTGAATTTCACGCTGGAAATAGGATGTTTGAAATAAAACAAAAATCAATTACATCTAATAAAGGAGAGGCAAAGGATGAGCAATCACAGGCACAACCTGACAATCCTAACATAATTGATGAAAACGATACAGATATATAGTTAAACAATAAAATTAAACGAATAATAAAATGACAAACATGTTAGCACCTTTCGTAAAAATTGAAGAAAACGTTCAATTCTATTTAAATAATAGAGCTTACGAAATAAAAGAAAACAACATTGAAATTATCGAAAGACCAACTAATAAAGAATTTTTAAACGCAATTTCTGCTTTTGAAAACTTCGATATAGTAGGAAACGATATCAAATGGTATAACAAAGGTTCAAAATTTATTTACAACATTGAAGAAGGAAAGTTCTACAATGGAACATCTGAAATTACTGAATCATTCTCAACATACGTATTAGCCAGCGGACTAGTTAGATATGACAACAAAAATAAAGCTGAATTATTTGAAAGCCTTTCTACTATTGTAGAAAATTTCATGTATTTAGACTTCGCTACCACGTATAAGAAGGGAGGTGTCACTGTTGATTTATTTAAATTAGATGAAAATCTATTTATTTCAAGATTCAACAAAGACACCAAATTAAATAAATTCTTTTCAGCTACCGCTAACGAAGCAGTATCTTATATTAAAGCAGAAACTTCAGAAGACGCTTCAGCTGTAGTAATTGAAATGCTAGAAGGAGAAACTTTAGAACTTGCTAAGAAATCTGAAGAAATTTCAAAGTTTGAAGAAATGATTTCTTTCTTAAAAGATCAAAGAGGTTTATTAGCCGAAGCTGATAAATCAATTGAAGAAATTAAAGCTGCTGATGCTTTAATTAATTCAGAGATTAAAGTATGGGAAGATAAGATCGAAGCTTTAAACGCATAAGACGTATCATCGTAAAATAGAGAAGGGACCATTGGTCCCTTTTTTAGGTTAATAAACTTTTTAACATTTTTGAGTATAATCTCTATAAATAAACCAACAACATTGTGGCTAAAAGAAGAAAATCAAAAAACTATTTAAATAACAGAGACCTCTTTGATCAAATGGTCCTTTCAAAAGAACAGGATAAATTAACAAGAGATGCTGAAAAAATGCTAATTCTCTTGGCAGAAAAGGCGATCAATAGGATGAGGTATGTTAGTGAAGATGATAGGAACGATTGTCTACAATTCGCTATATTAGACCTTTTAAAATATTGGAGAAACTTCAATCCTAAATATCCAAATGCATTCGCTTATTTCACAGAGATAGCAAAGAGAGGATATGCCAAAGGATGGAATAAGATTCACCCTCAAAAATACAAAGGAACTCTATCTATAGACAAAGGATCAGGCAACTCTGAAAATCAAACAGGAATTTATAGCATCTAATGTCAATAAAGAATGTCAAACCAACTAAAAATTCAGGATTCAATCAAGGTTATTTTAAACCTAATAATCCTTCTAAATATGCAGGACCTACTCCTATCATATATAGAAGTTCCTGGGAACGTAAGTTTATGATGTGGTGTGACAAAAATGAAAAGGTAAGTATGTGGTCAAGTGAACCAGTTGAAATACCATATTGGTCTAGACAGGATTCTACCAAAAGAAAATATTATCCTGATTTTTATTTTAAGGCAATTCAGCCTGATAAAACCACTAAAGAATATCTAGTAGAAATCAAACCAAAGCAACAGATAGTAAAACCAGAGCCCCCTAAAGTAAATTCTAAGAAGGCTCTTAAATCATATAAATTTTTAGCAGAGCAGTATGTTAAAAATATGGATAAATATAATGCAGCTAAAGAATTTTGTTCCGATAGAAATTGGAACTTCATAGTTCTTACTGAAGAAACAATAATAAGTGGATTACACTAACACAAATAAATTAATAATATGATAACAGTATTTGACGATTTTATAAAAGATCAAGAATTATTAAATGCAATCGCAGAAGAAGGAGATTCATTCTATATTCCCACCGGAGATTATACATATTGGAAAGGATGGTGGAATAAACCAGCTTCTAATCTAAAGCAAAGATTAGCACAGTATATATGGGAAACTAATTTACCCCTAAAACTAGACATTAAGGCAGATGGCTTTGAATATTGGACAGGTTTACAAACAGCTCGAGAAGATGGAAGAAGAAACTATTTAGAATTACACTATGACGATGACGTACACCTTAGAGAAAAAACTGGAGAGAAAATGTTTCCAATTTTAGGATGCGTATACTACCCACCCGGCTTTACCTTTAAAGGAGGAGACCTTCTTATATATACTGACGGTGAAAAAGAATCTCCTGAAGTAATTAAAACTAGACCAAATAGATTGGTTATATTTAATCCAGGAGAAGTTGTTCATGGAGTAGACACTGTAACAGAAGGAACTAGAGGAGCTATAGCAATCAATATATGGGCGGAAGAGCCATGGTCAGTTGGTCAGGGTTTTATTAAGGTAGAATAAATTCAAAGACAATTGATGGGATATATTAAGGAAGAAATAAAAAAATTAACAAAGGGTAAAGGAAAGGCTAAAGCCTCGAAAGAGTCATTGTTATGGTTTCAGAAATGCCTTAGTGATAATAAACAAAAAAGCGTAGGATCGACTCGATCTAGATTTGTTCCAGGAAAAATGTATGTATTTGAATATACCCCTATAACAGAGGATATTAAATGGTATGATGATAATCCTGTTGTTCTAGCCTTAGATCCTTATGAAGGAGACGACATAGGAATTAATATAACAATGCTTCCTCCTAAATTTAGAGAAGAATTCTTAGACGAGATATATGGTAGATACGAATCATCTATAAAATCCGCTTCTAAAAAGGAAGACGCTAAAAAACAAAAAGGTTTACCCAGATTTTCATATAAAGGTGCAAAGCGATATCTTGAATCATTTGGATATGATTTTGCAATAAGAAGATATAAGCCTTCTAAAAAAACTAATCAAGCTGTAGTAGCTTATAAAGATTGGTGTAAGATGGCAATATGTGACTTCGATTCTCTTCAGGGAATTGATAAACAGCAGCTTATTAGATTATTTGAAGATCATCGTAGAAAAAAGAATATATAAAGAGAAGTATAATACAATTGTAATTTTAACACATGGCAGGATTTATAGAAAGAAACGGACCATTAAGTACTGGTAAAAGATCATTCACTTTAAGTGATACATTAAAAAGACTCTCGTCTTTCGGAATGTATTATGATGATTTAGTCTTAAGACAATCTCAGGCAATAGGTCCCGTAGAAGATGAATTTGGTTACGGCCAAATGAATCAAATGGGTCTAGACGACGATAATATGTATGGAGCATTTGCCGCATTATCGATGGCAGATACCAATATGAGAAAAAATATTCCTTTCTTTGACCAGGGTTATGAGGGTAAAAGAGACGAATTAAGAAGATTTTCCACACATGATGAAATAGAAGATATATTAGATATTCTATGTGACGAATCGATAGTATATGACAATAAGAACTTTATTGGAAATCCAGAACTTATAGGAATGGATGTTTCAGAAGAAGTTACAAAGTACTTAAATAAATCATACAGAGATTTATACCAATATTTTGGATTTAATCAAGATCAATCAGCATGGTACTTCTTTAGAAAATTCTTAATTGATGGATATCTTTCTTTTGAAATTATCTATAGTCCAGATCAAGATCAGATTATAGGATTTAAAGAAATAGATCCTATTACACTAATGCCAGGATATAATAAAGATGATGGTAAAAAAGTGTGGATTCAATTTAAGGACGATCCTGTTAAGGAGAGAGTCCTGTATGATTCACAGATTATCTATCTTTCTTATTCTTCAATAACCACTGCCTCGAGAGTAAGTTACTTAGAAAGACTTATAAGATCATTTAACCTGATGAGAATAATGGAACATACTAGAGTTATCTGGGCGGTTACAAACTCATCATATAGAATGAAGTTTATTATTCCAGTTGGTGGTAAATCTAAAACAAGGGCTAAACAATCTCTTGCTCAATTAATGGGTAACTATAAAGAAGTTGTAGATTTTGATTGGGATTCAGCTACATTAGCAACTAATGGAAAACCAATGCTCCAATTTAACAAAGAATATTGGTTACCATCTAAAGAAGGAGAATCTCCAGAGATTGAAACTTTAGGAGGAGACGGTCCGGAATTATCAGATACAGAAGCACTTAAATATTTTAATGATAAATTAAAAATGGTTTCTAAAATACCATTCAATAGATTCATGTACGAAGACGGTGGAGGTGACTTTAACCTTGCAGCTGATGGTATGATTAGAGATGAAATTAAGTTTTCTAAATTTATCAAAAGATTACGTTCTTCTTTCCAAGAAATTTTAGTAAAACCCCTATGGTTACAAATGTGTCTTAAATTTCCTGAATTTAAAGATGATGCAGGTTTTAGAACTCAAATAGCTATTCAATTTAATGAAGAGAATATGTTTGCTGAATTAAAACAAATGGAAATCATGGAGAAACGATTAGACTTTATATCTACAATGCAAGATTCTCTAATGAAAACAGATCCAGTTACCATGGAAGAAATGCCTTACTTTGATATGGAATTCTTAGTAGACAGATATTTAAAATTATCACCGGACGATAAAGCAGCTAATTTAGCATATAAACAAAGACAAGCTAATATTGACGCAGAAGAACCGGACGTTGATCCTATGGCAATGTAATCCAGAAAAAAGAATATATAAATAGCAATGAAACACTTACAAACATTTAAAAATTTTTCTAATTTAACAGAAGACGCAATAGAGGTCGGAGACGATTCAGATGTAATAGTAGATGATATTCTTTTAGATTCAGGTGAAAAGATTAAATCAGCTGAAATTATCGGCGTTATTAAAACTAGTAAAACTGAAAAGGAATTTAAAGAATATTTCTATAAAGAATATGGTAATAATGCATTTACTGAAGAAGATATGCAGACATTATTAAAGTATTTTTTAGAGGTTGAAACTGAAGAAACTGAAAAGGAAACTGAAGAAGAAGAAGCCGGTGGAGATGATGGTGGAGAAGGAGAAGAAGGCTCAAGCCTAGAAGATGAACTAGGAGACTTAGAAATATAGAAAAATGAAAAATCATTATTCTTCAAAAGATATATAAACAAACATAGTATTAAAATATATGAATACAAAAAACAATCTATTAATCCTAGAAAGATCTTCTAGTGAATTAGAATTCAAACAAGATGGTGATGGGGCTTATGTCCTTGAAGGTATATTTGGAGAAATTGACAAAAAGAATAGAAATAATAGAATCTATACTGAGTCAGAATATGTTCCACAAATTGAAGCTCTTCAATCTAAAATAGGTTCTTCTAAACTTTTAGGAGAATTAGATCACCCACAAACATTTGATGTATCTTTAAAAAACGTATCTCACGTTATTGAAGAATTATCCTATGATAGCGAAACAAAACAAGTAAAAGGTAAAATCAGATTACTTGATACTGAAGCTGGTCGTCAGGCTAAAGCTTTGGTTGATGCTGGTGTTCCTTTACAAATTTCATCTAGAGCAGCTGGTACAGTTGAATCTAACGGGACTGTTAAAATTAAGCAATTATTCACTTATGATTTAGTTGCAGATCCTGGCTTTGAAAATGCTGAATTAAAAAGAGTTAACGAATCTTTCGGATTTGATAACGATTCTAGCATTCAAATTTATGAAATTGGAAATACAAAAGAACTTTTAACAACCGAAAATAAAACTGAAAACAAAATGGCTGAATCAAAATTCGTAAGTACTGATGATTTTAATAAATATTCACAGTATTTATCAAGCGAAATAAAAACTATTAAAGAGGGAATGGAATCTTTAAATAGTGATGAATCTGTAAAGTCTGAAGTTGAAAGCGTTAAAGAATATTCAAACTATCTTGCTGAGAAATTAGAAAAGACTATCGAGTATTCTGCATACCTTGCTGAAAACTTAGATAATACAATAACTACAAATAACGAAATATCTGAGAAATTAGATAATAGCGTTGCATATACTGAGCATGTTGCTGAAGGTGTTGAATCAATTAAAGACTATACTAATTACTTAGCAGAATCTTATAATGAAGGTGCAACAACCCATGAAGGCTTATTAAAGTATATTGAATACTTAAAAGAAAATTTAGAAAAAGTTACTGAATATGCAGAATACGTTGCAGAAACAGTTAATTCTAACTTATTACTAGAAGATGAAGCTGGTAAAGAAGTTGAAGAAATTGAAGATGAAGACGATTCTACAGATGTTACTGAACCTACTGTTGATGCTGAAGATAATGAATTAGATCACGGTGCAGAAGTTGAAGACAAATCTGACGAGTTAGAAGACGAGTTAGAAGATACAGTTGACGATGCCGGTGACGAAGAAATTTCTGAAGAAGAGGCTACTGAAGAAGTTGAAGAAACTGAAGAAGTTGAAGAAACTGAAGAAGTTGAAGAAGGAAATGCATTCGGTGCTGCAAGAGCTAAAGCAATCGCAGACGGAGAAACAGAATTTACAGTAGACGGTGAAA